GAAATAGCCCGGCCCTGGAAATAGCCCGGCCCTGGAAATAGCCCGGCCCTGAGGAGATTATGATTAGATTTAGTGTTGGAGATGGATATGCCTCATTCGTACCGTTTGAGGTGGCATCAATACAAGAAATGGCTGATGCCATATTGGAAACGGCATGGAGCCCGGGGGTGTTTAAGGATGGACACAGAAACAGGGACAATTTCATCTCCTCTCAGATTATCGCCCTTGATATTGATAGTGGGATGACCCTGGCTGAGGGTATAGAAAAGTTTTCTAAGTTTAAACACATTATTGGCACCACCCGCAACCACAGACAGGATAAACACGGCCTTGTGGCTGATAGATTTCGTGTTGTGCTGTTCACTGAAGAACAATTAAATGGCTCAGAATATGAAGCCACCACCCGTGCTTTTATTAATCAATATAAAACCGATCCACAATGTAAAGATGCGTCTAGATTATTTTATGCGTGTAACAGTATTGCTTCTATTAACGTTGATGGTGCATATATAGAAAAAGTTGTCTCCCTCCCCCCACCAATCCAGGAAACGATTGAGCCCTTGTCGTTGGAACAGCGAGGCAAGCTCGCAAGAAATACATTAGAGTTTCTGACGATGGGGGCCAGTCCTGGAATGTGGAACATCACGCTTTATAAGGCGGCGAGAGACTTTCATCAAAATGGCTACAGCGAAGATGAGTTTATTGAACGGGCTGAAAAGATTACTGGATATCTAGACAATAGTGACTTAACAACTATTAAATCTGCATTCTCAAAGCCCCCCACTCATGAAGCAAGAGAAGTGGAAGAAACAGATCCTCTAATTGTCACGTCAGGAGAATTAGCCAGTGGGCTTATGACTTATCTGTCTGATAAAGATTTAGTGAAGGGACAACTCACTTACCTAGAGGGGCTCGACACCCTACTTGCAGGGAAACGATTAGGAGAAGTGACAGCCCTTTGTGCTGAAGGAAAAACAGGTAAGAATGCCCTATGGCATTATCTACAGTGGCTATGGCTTCAAAATGGTGTTAAGTTTGGGTATGCCTCAAGAGAACTAGACGCCGATACAGAGGTGCTTCCAGACTATCTATCCATGGAATTTGATTGCAATGTACGTTTAAAAACATTAAATGACAGCCTCATTTCTCAATATCAGGAGAAGTTAAATGGGTGGAATATTCCATTTGCTGGAGGCCGAGGATATTTCCCCTTAGATAAATTAGAACAATGGATTGCGGCTATGAAGACAATGGGCGTGGAATATTTATTCTTAGATCATTTACATTGGATGTGCAGTGACCCAGAGGATTATAAAGAAGCATCTAATCTTTCTAGAATGTTAAAGCTATTTGCTCGTAAATATCAGGTGCACATCGATGTTATCATTCAGCCCAAAGTGTTAATGGAAGGGCAGAAGCCGAGCCTTACGAGTATGAAGGGTGGCTCAGCTATTGGACAAAACATTGACAATTTCTTTACATTAGAACGAGTGTTGGGTCAAAAAAATATATCGAAGCTCTCATTAAAAGCTAAACGTTCTCGTCTAGCTCAAACAGGTGAGATCTATTTACAATATGATCCCTCCACCCTTAAATTTATTGAGATGACAGAGCAAGAAATGGATACTGAACCAAATCTTTATGCTGTTGGATCAGATAAGCAGGTGTTTTAAAATATCCCCCATTTCAATTTCGAAATTTCAAATTAAAATTGGTACAAGCGATAAATGGCTTTAAAAATTGGGATATATCTTTTTTAATTCCCGTTTTGTTTTTTCAATCCATTCTTTTAATTCTGCTTCAGCATCGGGGCATCGTAATAGGTAGGCCGCATAAGCATAAGCCGTTTGATATTCAAGCTCAGCGCATAGTCGCCTGATCTCTGCGTCTTCTTTAGGGTGTCTGAATTGGATTATCTTTGCCATTTTCAATCCTTTCTGCCAGTTTCACTGGGTTGTATTCGTTGAATTCTTCCGCTAGCTCATAGGCCATTTCGCCCCCAGCTAAAAAACATTCAAGAAGGTATTGGGCTCTCAACTCAAGGGGAAGACCCCGAAGATATTTATAAAATGCTGTGTCTTTAATTTGGATTGTTGTCATAGTTTTCTATCTCCAGTTTTCTCATTCGTTCCAGCTCTTCTCGGGCCTCCACCTCAGTCTTGGCATAACCCCATTTGATCAGGGCAACGGCTAAATTTGTTCGTGTCTCATCCCAAAATTCCTCACGTGTTCTCAAGCAGGCCTGGAAAAGCACAAACATCTGGTCGCCATTAAGCCTACCAGCCAGGGCCAACTCTTTTAGTTCTTCAGTCATGTTTCTATCCATCTCGATCTCCTTAAAATGGGATTGATATCAAAAGCCCAAGCCCTGTGCCTAGGGCATCCGAGCCTAAGTCCTTAGCGTGCTCTGGCCCAGTGTTGTGTGTGTCTGCAATCTCTTTGGCAATACCTGCAGTGGCAGAAGCAGCAATTGCTACAAGTCTACATGTAGTTTTATCGCCCTCAAATACAGCCCTACAAGTTGTATAAGTGGCAGCAGTGATAATGGCTGAACCAGCAACATGAAGTGGAACATCTTCGGGAATTGATACAAGCATTAATAGTGATGCAATCATTATTCACCTTCTTTCAGAGCATTTAGATAATTGTTATAAGCCTTCCAGTAGGCTTTTGTCCAGAACTTTTGTTGTTTCAATGTATATTCAGTCTTTTCCTTTTTAGCCCCGATTGCTTTCATCGTGTTATGAAGCTCTTGTGCTTCAATCATGGATGCCCTCACTCTATCCTTTGTATCTCCAAGTCTTGAGATATGGCTAACTGATTTTTGTAGTGCTTCAAATCGTGCTGGGTTCATTTTGTTTCTCCTTTAAGCCTTTCAGTTCCTTTTCTCTCTCAGCCATCAACGCTTGAACGGTCGTAGTGAGGGGGCGCCATATTCGCGCGTTTTTGCCCTTAACCAAAAAATTCTCAAGAGATTCTCGATTTTTGAATACGCGAAAAGCTATGTCCCAGTCAGCATCTCGAATGATAACCAAGTGGGGGTTCAACGTTTTTTTGTGCTCGAACCATGCTGCAACACTCATTATTCTTTCCATAATCTATTCCTCTCCTGTGTATTCAGTTGAATCATCGTCGTCTCTTCGATATAATATTCAAAATTAATAGTTACAGTTACCAATTTGCAGATATTTGGATTAAGCATGATGCACTTCCTTTTTTGATTAATTTTAGGCCGCTTTTTTAAGGGCTTTTTCAATCGCTTTTGTCAATCGGGCCTCTGCCTCTTCAGCGGATCTCACGGGAGAGATCGCTAGGTGCTCGCTAACTTCATCAAAAGAGACCTCAGAGACCGGACAAAAATCAGAGATCTCACCGTCAAGGATATTCTCAATGAAACTCTTTTCATCGTCATAGGCTATCATCATGATACTCTCGCCATATCCTAGCACCGAGACATTCCCCAGGCGATCCTTAGGGCGGCATGGCAGGCCAAAAACTGCCTCGTCAAGGGAAGTTAGAAGCTGGCCGTCAAAGTCCGTGATGAGAATATCAGCGGTCCCGTTAGGTGCCCAATCTGTTACATAGAATTTTAATTTATCGATGTTTTTCATTTTGTTTCTCCTTTCAATTCAAACAAACTGTTACAATGTTAGAACGTTTGGCATCCCGAGTGAATAGCGTAGCCCCAGTAGCGAGCAGCGCATTCAACGTGGCTTGATCCATTGATTTAGTGCCAATTAAATATCTAGTGCCCTTAACAATTTGAATCATAATTACAGTGTATGTTTTCATATATCCACTTTCTCACGTTATGCGCTCTGTGTCAATAGGGTTATTTCACAAATATTGCAATAAGAAAAGCAACCACAACACCCCAACCACCAAAAAAAGTATATGAAATTAATCCTAGAACGATCCCACCAACGAATAAAATGGCTTGATTTGCCTTCATGTTATAGTCCTCCAATTATTGTAAGTGCCAAGTAAAGCATTGTTATTGCGAATCCTAATCCTGCTAACCCTATTCCTGCTAATAATCTCATGTTAGATATCCATTGCAATTCACATGCCAAGTTGTGAGGCTTAATATCACTCATGTTTTTGAATTCGGTGTGAAAGAAAGCGACAGTTATTCACCATGTTTTCGACACATTTTGCTCACCCCTATTTTCATCAATGGATTCAATACACTAGATATAGTGGTTACTTTAAGTAAGTGACATTATTTGTTGTGCCATACATTTGTATGGTATAGTGATGATAACTACTCCATTGCAAGCGCATGTGATGTCCAGCCTGCGATGACGGATTCCCTGACATCAACGGCCCCAAAGGTGTAAGTGTATATGGATACACTGACCCCAAAGGCTGTTTAAAAGGCTTTCCCACCCCACACCATCACCTACTCCCCATTCCACCATTTAATTCACAGGGACAGGCTATATCCATTGCTTAAATGCATTTAAATGTGTCTACAAGGGCCAGGGGCCTATTATAATAATTTTTGGATACCCCCGCGCGTGGGGCCTCTCGCTCCGCCCAAATTTCTATATGTAGTCGTATACGCAATTTTTACGCTCTGTGGATGGGTTTTATTATTATGTATAAAAATTTAATTTCTGTGATAAACTATTTTTATGTCTAAACGTCGCTTCCCAAATAATCCCGCTGAACATCGAATGATTCGCTCACTTGATAAGCTAGCGGCGTATGAAAGATTTCAAGAACTCATCATGCCCGAAGTAATCAGGGACCTGGAGGCTGGCCTTACAGCGGATGAGATTATGAAAAAGTATGCCCACCTGGCAGCCGCCAAACTCATCACAACTGCAGTGACGGGCTCAGAACACAAATCCACTTATGCAGCCAAAGAAATTTTAGACCGGGTGCAGGGAAAGCCCACTGAGAAGAAGGAAGTGACACACAAGCTTGATAAGCTCCCGGATGAGCAACTTGACGCTCTTCTTCTAACAGAATTAGAAGACATGGATAGCGCGCCCCCCAAAGACAGTGCGCCCAAGAAGAAGCGCGGGCGCCCCACAAAATCAGAAACCATTGCCAAAAAGCTAAAAGAAAATGGATCAGAAAAAGATAGCAAAACTGAGTAGGGAAGAGAAGCTTCGCCTTCTTGACCTTATTGAAGAGAAGAAACGTCGCCTGCGGGAAAGCAGGGCCGTGTATGTGCCCAATAAAGGGCAACACCCAATCCATGCTTGTAGCAAGAGAATTAGAGCTGTTTTCTCAGGGAATGGGGCAGGTAAAACAGCTTTAGCCGTTAATGAAGTGATATGGGCAGCTCAAGGCTACAACCCGGTCACTGAACAGTTTACGAAAGTGCCAGCTAAAATCGTTGTTGTGCTAGACCGCCCGGAGAAGATTGATGAGGTGTGGCTACCTGAATTTAAGAAGTGGTATAACCTGAAAATGGAAAATCTCCACAAGGACGGACGCCATTATGTATCCCGCATCACCTTTGATAATGGCTCTCAAATTAGATTTATGTTTCATTTGCAGGAAGCCATGGCTTTTGAATCTATTGAAACAGATTTTGCTGTAATGGATGAGCCTCCTCCTCGCCCTATATTTATTGCTTTGATGCGAGGGGGACGTACTAAAGGCAGAAGAGCTAAGTTTCTTATTGTAGGTACGCCCATTGCTGGATCCTGGCTTAGGGAGGATGTGTATGATCCTTGGGTGAAAGGACAACTATCCGATACAGAATGTTTTCGATTTGGTACATCAGTGAATGAGCAGAATTTATCTGAGGGATATATTGAGGATTTTTCTCGTCATCTGTCGGAAAAAGAAAAGCGTATAAGGCTTCACGGAGAATTCTTCGATCTAGATGGATTGGCTTTAGCCCATTTATTTAAAAGGCAAGTGCATGTTATTGACAAGGTGGATGAGGAAATGTTAGACAATTGCGTTGTGGCAATTGATCCACATCCGAATAAAAGCCATGTGGCCATTCTTCTTGGAACAGACAGGGACGGGTATTTGTACGTTCTTGATGAGTATGATAGTAAAGAGGTGCCCCGTGTGTTTGCCAGGTCCCTGAAGAAGCTTTGGTGGGACAAATACAAGCTTTTTGATATTGTGTGTGATAGCTTAGGCTCCACTGCCATGACTGGAGGCGAAGGAAATAAGAGCTTCATCCAAGTGTTAAATGAAGAAGGCGTAAGGGCTCGCCCCACAACATTTCAAGATAAAGATGACGATAGCTGGATTATTAGAATACAGAATGCTTTAGCCATTCCAGAAGAGATGGATAATTTTGGACGGCAAATTCCAAAGCTTAGAATCCTATCACATTGCATTAAAACCATTCATGATATCGAAACAGTGAGTTGGCAGAAGTATAAAAACATTGACGAATATAAGCCCAAATTGGATATATCGTCAAAAGACTACCTAGCTGCGTTAAAATATGGGTTGGCATGTAACTTAATGCCGGGACGTAAAAAAACTAAAGCTTGGCGTCGAAATGATTTAAAAAAAGTCTACCGATAATTGGAGAAAACGATGAGCGTAATCAATAAAGAACAGGATGTGGTGAATAAAGGGCGGAAAGATCCTCTTAAGGGTGTTGACGCGTCCCTGAAAGATCAGATTCCTAAAAAGCTTCTTAAGAAAGTTAAAGAATTGGGCGTGGGCGAAAAGGTTCGCCAGCTCTACTACACCGGAAATGCTAACAGGGCCCTGTGGCTTGAGCGCCAACAGGCATATTTAGCTGACTGGGATGAGTTTCTTGAGTCGTCAAGCCAAGGTGCGTTTGAAGGATCTAGTTCTCTTCACATTCCGATGCCGCTTATCGTTGCTAAAACCATGCATGCTAGATTCCTTCAAGCCTTACTTGGTATAGATCCGCCTTTTACAGTGCGTCCTCGTACTGAAGCTGTGGTGGAAAGATCAGCTATGGTGCAAGAAACCATAGAATATGCACTAAAAGAATGGGCCAACCACTACCAAGGTGCATATGAAGCCGTGGATGAGTGGGTGTGGCACTGGGTCACTACCGGATGCGGTATTTTAAAACTTCGTTGGGACTGTGAATACACTCGTTTTATTGATGTAGTCGAAGTGCAAGAGCCCACTGCTCCTATTGTGGAACTTGATGATCAAGGAAATGAAGTGTTGGTACCCCAGTTTAAAACTGTGGAAAAAGAAATTGCTCAAGTTAAGAAAAAGTTTGAAGGCCCCGTGTTCGAGCCCATCCTTAATGAAGATCTTCTCATTATTGGCGGAAAAGGTAATCCACAAAACGCTGATGCAGTAATTCACCGAGTATTTATGACAGCGTCTGAGCTTTGGACGCTTGTGGATAGAAAGATTTTTGATGAAGATGCCGTTGAAGAAATTATTCGCGGTGGAAAAGATGCAATTGCAGGCAGTGAACAGAGCAGTGTGAAGTATCAGCGGGCTCATTATGCGGGTAAATCTGACATCAACACAGAAGCAGAATTAGATAAGTATGAAATTCTAGAATGCTACATGAAGATGGATGTAGATGGATCTGGAATTAACTCTGACATCGTTGTCTGGGTACATAATCGCACTGGTGAAGTGTGTCGCGCTACCTATCTTTACAGAATTAATAAAGCAGGCGAAAGGCCCTTTTTCAAGATTGATTTTCACAAACGTGCAGGTCAAGACTATGGTGTAGGTATTATTGAAATGCTTCACCCATTGTCAAAAGAAATGGATGCCATGCACAATATGCGTATTGATTTTGGAATGATTTCCACAATGCCATTTGGATTCTATCGACCTACGTCTAACATTGATCCTGAAACCATTAATCTAGAACCCGGTGCC